CAGGCCCTTGTCGAACGTGTCGTCCGACTGGCCGATGGCTGACTTGTTGACGCCCAGGAGAAGACGCTGGCGATCCAGCGCGGAGACACCGTTTCCGGACGGCTGCAGGTTGTCCAGAACGGACGTCCGAACGTATCGACCCGGAGCCTGCTGAACCGTGCGGAACTGAGGCTCGCGGACACGTTCGGCACCGTCCACCATCGCGGCAGTGCGACCTTCACCGTTTGCCATTCGAAACCCTCCTAGGAATCACTTTCCAGGATAGGGCCGAATCGATTCAGGAAGAGAATACCTTGAGAACGATCGCGGATACGTCCCGATCAGGCATCTGAACCGTCTGGAATCCCGGCCGAACGAGCAGGGTAAGCCCTCGCTGGCCGACGTATCCCTGGGCGATTGCGATTGCCTTGACCCCCTGGTTCACCGCCCCGGCACCGATTGCGCGAAGCGTCACCGACTTGCCGTCGTAAACGGCGTGTGAAATCGCGGCAGCCAACTGCGCGGGCGGGGACGAGTTCTTGACGCGCAGGAGAACCTCGTTGTGGTTTGCACCCTGCGTAGGTGTCTCGTTTGCCATGTCGTACTCCTGGTGAATCACCGGTTGAATTGATCGATGAATCCAGGATAGAGAAATTGGGCGACCCTATATCATTCCGGCCGATTCCCGGTAATGATCGCGATTAGGTCGCGCAGCGTTCCGGTCACGTACTGATCGAGAGGATCGCCTACACGCACCCTCTTGTGGACCACGAAGCCAGCCAGAGCCTCGTCGTTGACGCGCTCGATCTCTGCTTCCTTCACCCACGTTCCGAGGCTCAGGGTCGCTACGTCCTTGCATTCGAGCACGACCCGCTGACCGTGAACGCGAAGGCCTCCGATGTCGCCCTTGTCCTTCGCCCCGGTCTTGACGCGACGGTCGATTCGATCGTCCACGTGAGCGGCCAGGGCATCAGCGGTTTGGCGCTCCATCCGGGATCCTGCGGCCTTGGCCGCTGCACGTGAACGTCCCATCAACCGAGATCCCCCAGCGCGATCATGACCGTGCCCTGGAGGTCCAGCAGCGAGCCGTCGTTCTCGATGTATCCGTCGAACGCCCAGTCGGCCAGGTCGTGCTCGGAGATGTGGTCGTTGGCCGGACCCACTCCCGGCCGAGTTACCCGCAACACGATGCCGCCCCGGTGCAGGATCTCGCGGGCCTCGTTCTTGTAGCGGACGTCCGAGACGACGTACTGCGCGCCACGATCCAGCGTGCTGAACGCGGCCTTGACCCAGACGTCCTCGCCGAACACCTCGCGGGCCTGGTTGCCAACGTTCTGGAGGGTCTTCCGGACCTCGCGGAACTTCTTGGCCTGCTCCCAGCCCAGGTGATTCACGAGGTGGCTCAGCCGAGCGACGTAGTACTGTCCCGGATACGGACGCAAGTCCTGCAAGTGTCCGTACTCGTCCTGTGTCACGACGATGTTCGGGTCGATCCCGAGCGCCAGTTCGCGCAACTTGTCAGCGAACGCGACCCGCTGATGGCCGTAGAGGGTGTTGAGGATCTCGGCGACGGAGTCCTTACCCGACCGGGAGTACCCACTCAACCCGATCAGGTTCGGATGATGCGCTTCCGGCTTGTTGAAGGTCGCCACGGTGTCCGGGTCGGCGTACAGACTTGGCATGTGGTGTCGGTTCTCCTCGTTGATCAGGGGGCTACGCGGCCGTTGGCGACGAACGCGTGGTAGGTGATGGGGAATAGGTCGGCGAAGTACTGCTCCATCCCCCGCGCGACCTTCTCGATCTCCCACTGCGGGTAGGACGGGAACTTCGACGCGTCGTCCTTGGTCCGCAGGCTCAGGAAGTGCATGAGCGAACGCGGGTTGCAGGTGGCGTACATCGCCGAGTAGGTGCCGACCGGCAAGACCTGCCGAGCGACCTCCTTGGCCACGCCGTGCGCCAGCAGGTTCTCGTAGGAGAACCAGGACGCTTCGTAGGCCTCCTTAGAGGTGACGTCCAGCACGCGCTGCATCTGCTCGTCACCGGGGACGAACGTGTACGCGCCCGGCTTGCCGACCTGCTGCAGCGGCCGACGCGGGGCCGGGGCGTAGAAGACCGGGTCCAGTTGCCGGTACCGGCCACTCATCTCGTTGTACGACCAGCCGACGCGGTGCCGGTGGAACTCCCGGAACACGAAGATCGGTGCCTCGATCAGGAACGTCATCGCCCCGTGCTCGAACGGAGAACCGTGCCGGTTGTTCATGAGGAACTTGATCAGTCCGGCGCTCTCCTCGGAAGTGATCGAGTCGGACCCCAGGGTCGACACGCGGGCCGCCTTGCAGATCATCTCGTCGTTGCCCATGTGCTGGATCAGTTCGACCGTGAAGTCGCTGCGCAGCGTCGTCCGGCCCACGACCTCGTCCATCTGGATGGAAGTCATGCGGTCACCTTCTCCACGAGCCGGTTGAGGATCGTGTCGACCCGCGCCCGCTCGATCTTCAGGGCGTCCTCCGTGCCCTTCGGGTCACTGTTCCCGAGACGTTGGTGAAGCCCCTGGTATAGGGCGTCGGCCATCTCTCGCGTCAGCGCCAGACCACCGGGAACGTTGGTGCCCTCGGTGACCCCGACCGTTTCGATCTTGGTCTCCGGGCTGAGTTCCTTGACGATCTGGAAGGTGCCGGGAGATACCTCCCGGAAGATATGAAGCACGAGATCTCGGCCGAATGTGGCCGGATCCACTGCCACCATCCACTCTCCGAATGCCATCTAACCTCTCCTGTGTGTCTGGTACTTATCGAACGGAACCGCCCAGACCCAGCGAGTCCCGTACTTCACTTGGCGACCGAATTGGATAGCGTCGGCGCGGGAAATGCGCGCAACCGCCTCACTCTTATCGCTTGCATACTCTATCCAGAAAGCGGATTCGAGCACAATTCGCCACTCGGTTTCGAGGTCGTAGACGAGGAACCATTCGCCTTCGACCTTGACGTGTGCCGAGACTTCGGTCATTCCCCAGTGCGTGTAGAGGCTCAGCAGGGGATCGATCGTGCCGACCTCGACGTTTCCGATCCGCACGTAGCGGTACAGGTTCGACCGGCAGACCCTCGGAGCCCCGTTCGGCATCTCTTCCCGATACGTCCAGGGAGCAGGCCGGATCCACTCCTTGCGGGTGTGCTTACGGCTGACGGTTCGCATGCTTCATCCAGACCATGCGAGTAGGCTTCCGGCAGTTGGACTCAACCCACATATCCAGGTCTGGGTTGTAGGCGAAGCCGGGCTTCTTACCGAGTGAGCAGGTGCACCAAGGGATCTGGCCGGTGTCGGCGAAAACACCCGTCAGCATCTCGCCCAGTACCTCTTCGTACGGAATCACGCGGACCCCGGCACTGTCCTCGACAGTCACCTCGCCGGACCCCATGACACCTTCTCGGTACGATCCTTGGATCGATCCAACGGTGTACCGTCTCTGCACGATCCTCACGCCGACCACCGCTCGACGCGTCCCTCACGGTCGGCCCGGTTCACTCGACGGGTGAGTTCACGGCTGAGCAGGGTGCTGTTGCGTTCGCTGTTCTGGAACGCGACCCCGACCATCTTCCGGTAGGCGTGCGCCCGCTGGTACTCGCCGTGGGCCTCCAGGAAGTCTTCATCGGTCCAGGCGTGGGCCTTCGCTGCGGTGACCGTCTTCTCGGTCTTGTTCTCCAGCGACTTGATCGCCTTGATCTTCTCAAGTGCGGCGTCTGCGTACCGTTCGTCTACCTCGGCCGCTGCCAACTGGGCGCTCAGGTACTCCGCCCACCTCGTCAGTTGGACGAACAGACTCATCAACTCGCTGTCGTCCAGTTCGGTGGGGTCGTCCGGCAGTCCGGGGGACTCGTCGTCCGGCCGGGTCGGCATGAAGATGCTCTGCCGGTCCAGTTGCCTCTTCGCTTCCAGTGACGCCAGCCCCATCTGCAGCGTCAGGTTCCGCGTTACGTTCCTTGCCATCCTCTACTCCCCAGCACAGATCTCTGAACACGCAGGCAGTGCACGGCTTCTGGTCTCGACGCATCTCAGGTGGGCGGGGCAGCTTGTGCCCCTGCTCGACCGCCCATTTGATGTCGAGCGCGGTCTCCAGCAGTTCCTCAGCCGCGTCCTCGGAGTACCGGAGGACGAACTCCTTCGTCTCCTGGTTGGCCTTGTTCTCGTAGATGAAGACCATCTGGTCGAAAGGCCAGCCGTAGTACCGGGCGATTGCCAGGTAGACGATGGCCTGCTTGCGGTGGCTCTTCAGCGGGCGCTGGATGCCCTTGAAGAGTGCGTCGTAGTCGACAACCCGCTTGCCGTCTTCGGTCTTGACGGTGTACTTGCGGACGAGTTCAGGCTCCTCCATGCGGACCGTTCCCAGCCCGACAGACTTCACCTCAACCAGGGACCGCTTCTCCGGCACAGCACCGTCGGCGTGCCCAGCGATGAGCCACTTCTCCTCACCGTCAAGCGGCACCTCCTTGTACTCGATACCGTTCTCGGCCTGGCATGCCGGGCAGAGCAGCGGTGTGTCCCCCATCCAGGTGTGCTCACAAGTCGTGCACTTCCACTTGCCCCACAGCACCCCCATCTCTCGGAGCCACGTCTGCCACTTGGTGTGGATGTCGTGACCCTCTTGGAAGATCGTCTCCATCCGGTGGCTGTTCACGGGCGGCTTGTTGGACGGCTGAGTCCCCGAGATCCGGAACGCGGTCGCTCGGGGACACCAGTCGCTCTTGGCCATCTCCGACGGGTGGATGATGTCCTGCCGTCGGTCGTTGTCCTGCTGGCTTCGCTTCAGTACGTGCGCCTGGAGGTCACCCAGCAGGACTCGCTCGACCTTCTTCGTCTCGGCGAACGCAGCGAGTAGACCGGTTGGCTTGTTAGACCGCTTCGGTCTCGTCGGCATCCTCTTCGTCATCCGCCCGTTCCAGTTCCTCGAAGTACTCCAGAGATGGCACCCGGTCTCGCCACTTCTCCGACTCGTCCCACTCGTCGCGCGGGATCTCTCTGCGGATCCATCGGCGCTGTACCGGCAGCAGTCCGCCGAACACCCCGAACTGCTCGTTGTTCACCAAGGCCCGGTACAGGCAGAACTCCCGGAACGGACAGACGATCCCGTCGTAGTCCCCGTTGCAGACCGGAGTGGCTTCCTCCATGTCGTGGAACCACGGGTCGTCCTCGATCTGGTGGTTCTTCGGCAGCGGGAACTTCCGGCACTTGGCTTCCTTGTCCGGGTCCTCCCCTGCCCCCCAGTCCGGGGACGGTACGCGCGACTTAAGTACCATCTGGGTTCTCCCCCCTGAGGACCCGCAGCACCATGTCGAACGCGTTCAACTGAGCACGCTGAATCAAGTCGGCCGAGTTCGCCACCGGGTACCTCGGCTCAGCCCGGTTCGCGCGCAGCATGTCAACGAGTGTGATCAGTCGGTCCCGCTCCCCCATGAACATGGCGAAGTCGTCCTCCGACAGAACGACCCAGTTGCGGCCGTTCATCTCGATGCCGAAGGCAAAGTTTCGGCCATCCAGCAGGGCCTGCTTCTCGCCGTCCTCAAGTTCCGAGGCCTTCAGCGTGTACTGCTTCTTGCCGGTGGTCTTGAGTTCGAACGACCAATCGCTGGTCCGGACGTCGTTCTTCCGGTCCCACTGGTTACCGCTGCCTGGGGTTCTCCTCCCGCCGAACCGAGAAGCAACACGCTCCTCTTGCCGACGGGAGTCCTTATGAAGTCGGGCCACCGTCTTCTCCTGTCGATCGACGCTGGACCTTGCGAACACCGGCCGTGGCAGCCGCGTCGACTGCGTCCTCTTCCAGTTCCCGTGGGCCTTGGCTGAGAGCGATCTGACGGACCTCGGCGTCGAGGGCCTCCTGCAGGTCAAGGTCCTCCCGAATGCCCTGCAGCATCGAGTCCCGGCCCTGCCAGCGGTACTTCTCGCCGAAGTTGAAGTACGCGCCCTTGCGCTGGATGACGTCGTACAGGATCGCCAGCGTGATCAGTTCCTTGACCGTGTCGTACTGCCCACGATCGAAGCCGTTCTGCGGGGCATCCCGGAAGTAGAAGTCGAGTACGGCGACCTGCTGGGGCGGGGCCTGCTTGTTCTTGACGGTCTTGACCTTGATGGTCTGACCGACCTTCACCTTCAGGTTCTTGCCGGGTACTGACTCCTCGATCCACTCGTCCCGCTTGACCTCGACCCGCGTGTAGAACGCATAGTTCTTCGCGTTCCCACCAGGCGTGGTCTGCGGGGTGCCAACCGGCGAGAAGCCACCGATCTTGTCGCGGTACTGGTTGATGATCATGCCGAGGATCGGACGGTCTTCCTCGGTGGTCGACCGACGCGTGGCGCTCCCGGCCTTGCGGAAGAACTTGCCGGTGACTCTCGCGCCGAGAGCGACCTGGACCTCGTCCATGTCCTTGGCCTCTTCCTCGGGCGCGATCAGCGCCGGGTAGGAGTCCAGGACGATGCAGTCGACGGAGCGTGACTCGGCGAACTTCAGCATGGTGTCGTAGGCGATGACCATGTCCTGCGTCGGAACCACGATCACGCGGTCGTTGTCGACACCGAGTGCGGCAGCCTGATCCTTGTCGTAGTGCTCGGCGGCCACCCACAGAGCGGTGAACTCCGGGTCCAGTGCTTGGTTGGCCGCGATCGTCTTGAGCACGACGGCCGTCTTCCCGTGGGATTCCCGACCGATGATCTCGACCCACTGGTTACCCGGCCATCCACCGCCGAGGGCGATGTCCAGAGACAGGGATCCCGAGGTGAACGTCCTCGGGATCCGCATCTCCGCTGCTACGACGACCGCACCCTCACCGAGTTCCTTGTTGATCTTGGCCGCGAGGGCAGCGGCCTCCGTGTTGAGGGCCAAGGTCAGGCGGCCTTCGCCTTGGCCTTCATCGCGGCCTTGTACTCCTTCAGGGCCGTGCGGCCGGACGGGGTGATCTTCCAGACGGTCGCCTGGCGACCACTGAAGTTCATGGTCGTGAAGATCTCACCGTTCGGCTTGCGGCGCTCCTCGACCCAGCCCTGGTTGGCGAGGTCGGAGACCCGCTTCCAGTAGCCGGTATGAAGCAGGCTGGCGCTGGTGGCCGCCTCCTCGGACGACTGAGACTTCTTGGCGAACTGCTCCAGCAGCCGGAACATCATGCTGCTCGGCCGGACCGTCTTGGCCGCCATCTTCGAGGTGATCAGGTCACTCGTCCGGGCCAGGGTTGTTACTGTCACGCACTCTCCTTAGAAACGAACAGGACTTCGAGTCCCAAGACTATGGCAATGGGAACTCGAAGTCCAGTTGCGTATCAACTACAGGGAGAGGTTTTCTTTCGCCTTCGCGATCCTTGCCGCGATCACAACAGGCGGGGTCGCTCCGTCGAACCGTTCGAGGAGGATGCCGGTGTCGGTAAACAGGAACATGGTCGGTATCCCGGTGACTGCCCAGGTGATGAGGTCCTGGTTATCCAGTTCGTCAACGTCCACGTCCATCACGACGAGATCGGGATTGTCCTCGGCGATCTTGTTCAGGACCGGTGCCATCTGGGCGCAGGGGCCGCACCACGCTGCGCCGAACTTCACGAAGTGCAGTCGATCAGACACCGCACACCCCCGACACGCAGGCCTGGCCGTTGCCGACCTCTTCGTACTCCAGGCCCTCCCAACCGGCCGCCTCGCTGTACGGCACGACGTTGAGAGGCTGTCCGCCACGAGCACCGTCCGGGTACACCGTCACGCCACGCAGTCCCGGCAGATGCCGCATCAGGGTCTCGCCGAACTCGGTTGCGGTGAACGTCTGCTGGTCGACGGCCGGAAGGTTCAGGGTGCTGGAGATGCCGTGGTCGACGTACTGCTGCACCCAGACCTGGAACGCAAGCCGACGGCCGGGGTCCTTGGCGAGTTCGTAGGCCGTCTCCAACTTCTCCGGGTCGATGCCCTGGTCGACCAGCCGCTGAGCGGTGGCGTCGATGACGTACTGGAAGTGCCACTTGTTGCCCTTGAGGTACCGGCGCTTGTACGCGGTGGCGAAGAGCGGCTCGATGCCGGTCGTGGTCTCGGCCAGGATGCCGATGGTGCCGGTCGGGGCGATGGCACGAGTCTTGATCGGACGCGAGACCCCGAGTTGGTCGGCGAACTTCCAGGCCCAGTAGGTGCTGTCGGTGTAGACGTCCAGCCAAGTGCCGAGTTCGTCGTTCTGCTCGTACGCGTAGCCACGCTTGACCAGCCACTCGTAGATGCCCATCAGCCCCAGCCCGAGCCGACGGTTCTTGGTCCGGGTGTCGGCGACCTGCTGGTACGGAACCTTGGAGTACAGCGTGCCGCAGAGCAGGAACGCGGTGCCCAACTTCACCAGTTCGCTGAAGCGCTGGATGTCGGCCACGCGGGCGAGGTTGATCGAGCCGAGGTTGCAGATGTCGTTGTCGTCCCGGCTGGTGACCTCGGTGCAGGCGTTGCGGAGGTGCTCACCCGCGTTCTCGCCGACGTCCACGGAGAAGCCTGGCTCGCCGGTCGTGACCATCTTCTCGACGGCCGTCCAGTACACCTTGTGCGCCAGGTCGTGGTCGGCGTGGTTCTCGTCCTCGTAGGCCTCGAAGAAGTCGTCGTCCAGGATGACCGAGATGTTGGTCATGTCCATCGGGGCTGCCGCGTTGAAGTCTGCGGCCTTGGCCTCGACGGTCTTCTCGTCCCAGTCCTTGACCGCCATGAACGAGAAGACGTCGGGGTGGTTCCAGTGCAGGCCTGCCCAGATCGCCGAGCGCCGGGAGCCTCCCTGCATGATGTTGCGGCCGATCTCGTTGACGGCCTTCATGAACGCGATCGGGCCGGTGCTTGTCCCGCCCATGCCCCGTACGAGTGCACCCTCCTCGCGCAACTTGCTCCAGACGATGCCGATCCCGGCTCCGGTCATCAGGCCGCTGCCGACCCGCTGGAACAGATCAGCGATCGACTCCCGGCTGTCCTCCACGGTCAGCAGCAGACAGTTCTGCGTCTGGTGGAACGGCTTGCCGGTGGCGTACAGGTACCGGCCTCCGGGCATGAACTCGCGGTTCGCGATGGCCTCGGTGAGGGGCTGAACGAACTCCGGGAAGTACGGGCCGACGACGTTGGTGACCACCCGCTCCGCGATATCGCTCCAGGATTCCTCACCCTCATGAAGGTACTTCTGGCGCATGATCGTATCGGCGAATGGGGACATGGCAGTGCTCAAGGCATACCTCACCTAAGGTAATTGGAACGGGTGAATTAGTGCTTACGAAGGATTACTTCGGACCGACTCGGCCGACGATTGTCTGAGGGTTGAAGTTGTTCGCCGTGGAGACCTGCCGAGCCGGACGCGCGGGGCTGCTCTTGTCGCCAGGGATCCCTGCTCCTGCTGTGCTGTGAGCGAATCGCGGGTTGTATCCGCACTCGTAGCACTGCGTCATGGCGTTCGGCATCCCTTCCGGAGAGAAGATGTTGCCGGACCCGCACTCAGGGCACGTAGCACTCGAACGAGCGCTCTTGGCCTTGGTGGTCGTGTACTCCGGCTCGGGGGATGGCTGGTACGGCTGCTGCGCAGGCTGCTGGGCCTGCTGAGGGACCGGAGGCTGGGTGGTGTCCCACCACGGCCGCTGCTGGTGAACGACCGGCTGAGGCGCTGCTGGGGCCGGTACGGCACCACCTAGTGCCTTTTGCCAGAAACCACTCACTGGATGTTCACCGTTCCCTTGCCGAACTCGATGATTCCGTAGTCCAACAGGTTGGCTACGACCGCGACGGACGTGGCGTAAACCACCCTGATGTAATGCTGCATTTGGGGGTTCTCAAGGCCCTCATCGACCTCGATTCCGTGAGATTCCAGAATAGCGCGTGCAGCCGCTTCTCCTGCTGCCCCGCTCATCACCGAAAGCCAGTGCTGAATCGGGGCGATCTGGTTCAGCCGAACGTGACTGGCCTTGTGCTCCAGGTCGTTTCCCTGCTCGCTACCGGGAAGCAGTCCCATCTTCTTCAGGATGTCCGGTTGGTCCGGGCAGGGC